ATTTTTCAGCCGCCCAATACCGATACAGATCAAATTATTTTATTGGACGCAAAGCGCGTCAGGCTAGACTTTCCAGAGCTAAAACGATTAGCTTATGAAGAGTACAAATACTGGGAGCCAGACTGCGTTTTGATTGAAGCCAAGGCATCTGGCACACCTTTGACCCAAGAGCTTAGGCGTATGGGTATTCCAGTCACAGCCTATACACCAAGCAGAGGCCAAGATAAGATTGCGCGTATGAACAGTGTAGCGCCGATTTTTGAGTCGGGCATGGTCTGGGCGCCAGATGAAACATTTGCTGAAGAAGTTATTGAAGAAATGGCAAGCTTTCCCTTTGGTGAAAATGACGATTACTGCGACTCCAGTACGATGGCGCTTATGCGTTTTAGGCAAGGTGGATTTTTAGCTCTCAGCAACGATTACCCCGAAGAGGCTGAGTTTTTGAGACGTGACAGACAGGTATACTACTAATGGCAATTGAGAAACGCGGCTTAGGCACAGAAGACAATCCAGACGTGATGCCTATGGGCAGTGCTATGGAAGTTGAGCCAGAAATGACTCGAAACGATGAAATCCGTAACGCGGCACAAATCTTGGTCACTGAAGAAGACATCTTAATTGATGACGAGATTGACGCCCCTGAGCCAGAAGAATCGCAGATTGATTTTAATGCCAACCTTGTTGAATTTATATCTGACAGCGACCTCAGCAAACTTGCAAGTGACGTGATTGATTCAGTTAAGACCGATAAAGAAAGTCGTTCTGATTGGGAAAAGACCTACACCGACGGTTTAAAATATCTGGGCATGAAGTTTGACGAGACAAGAAGCCAGCCGTTTGCAGGCGCTTCTGGCGTTGTTCACCCCATACTGGCTGAGTCTGTCACCCAGTTCCAAGCTCAGGCTTACAAAGAATTACTGCCAGCCAAAGGCCCAGTTAAGACTGAAATTATTGGCGCTCGCAGCCCAGAATTAGAGATGCAGGCTGACCGTGTATCGCAATTCATGAATTATTACATCATGAACATCATGCAAGAATACGATCCAGAAATGGATATGTTGCTGTTTTATTTGCCTATTGCTGGCTCTGCGTTTAAGAAAGTTTATTTTGATACAGCTCAAAGCCGAGCCATGAGCAAGTTTATTGCTCCAGAAGATTTGATTGTACCCTACGAAGCATCTGACCTTAGCAGCGCCGAGCGAGTTACTCATGTTTTAAACATGAGCCGTAACGAAATCAAGAAGCAACAACTCAGTGGGTTTTACTCTGATGTTGAGCTAAAGGGTGGTAGCGTAAACGTCAGCCGTAGCGAAGTAGAACAAGAAATAGATGAGATTGAAGGTGTTGAGCCTTCGTACAAGGAAGATCGTGATCGAGTGGTCTACGAAACTCACACCATTTTAGACATTGTTGGCTACGAAGATTTAGGCGAAGACGGAGAGCCTACAGGCTTAAAGCTACCTTACATCGTCACGGTTGATGAGCAGTCTAGCAAGGTGCTTTCTGTGCGTAGAAACTACGTTGAAGGTGACCCGCTCAAGAATAAGATTAACTTCTTTGTTCAGTACAAGTTCTTGCCCGGACTTGGATTCTACGGCTTAGGTCTAAGCCACATGATTGGCGGCATTGCCAAATCTAGCACCTCAATCCTAAGACAGCTTATTGATGCAGGCACACTGGCTAATCTGCCAGCAGGTTTTAAAGCTCGCGGTATGCGTATTCGAGACGAGGACAGCCCATTACAACCGGGAGAGTTCCGCGACATAGATACCACAGGCGCAAGCTTGCGCGAGAACTTAATTCCGTTGCCGATCAAAGAACCTTCTAATGTGCTCATGCAGCTACTAGGGCTGCTTGTAGACTCAGGTAAGCGGTTTGCGTCTATCGCTGATACGAATGTGGGTGATGTAAACCAAGCGATGCCTGTAGGTACTACAGTGGCTCTATTGGAGCGCGGCACTAAGGTTATGTCTGCTATTCACAAGCGCCTGCACTACAGCCAAAGAATTGAGTTTCAGTTACTCGCTAAAGTCTTTTCCGAGTACCTACCGCCAAGCTATCCATACCAGTCAAAAAATGGCCCTCAAGAAGTCATGGGTACTGATTTTGACGGCAGGGTTGATGTTATCCCAGTTTCCGATCCAAACATATTCAGCCAAAGCCAGCGTATTACGATGGCCCAAGAGCTAATGCAGATGGTTCAATCTAACCCTGAGATACACGGGCCGCAGGGCATTTATGAAGCCTATAGGCGAATGTATGCAGCTCTAGGCGTCGATGACGTTGATAGCTTGCTAATGCCGCCCCAACAACCTCAGCCACCTATGCCGATTGATGCAGGGTTAGAAAACAGCGGGTTGTTGATGGGTCAGCCAGCACAAGCTTTTGAGGGTCAAAATCATCAAGCGCACATCGACGCTCACAAGTCTTTGTTCCTGACCACGGTGGTTACGCAAAACCCACAGCTTCAAGGCATGATCATTGCTCACATGATGCAGCACTTGCAGTTCATGGCGGCGCAGATGGCTCAAGAGCAGTTACCGCCTGAGTTGCAACAACAGATGCAGGAAGTTCAGCAAGCGCAACAGTCTGGACAGGTTCCTCCTGAGCAACTTCAGCAGATGAACTCACAGGTTCAGATGGGTATTGAGCAATATTCTTCGCCAATCCTCGCTCAGCTTACGCAAGAATTATTGCAGTCAATTGGTCAAAATAACGAAGCTGACCCATTAGTTGCAATTCGTGAGCAAGAGCTGGCGCTAAAGGACAAAGAGATTGACATGGACGGTCAGCAGTTTGAGGCCAAGCAGCAGCAACGCGCTGAAGAGAAGTTGCTTGAAACTGAAATTGCCAAAGAACGTATTGGTGTTCAAAAAGCGGTTGCCGATGACAAGTTAGGCGTTGCGATACGCAGGCTAGAACAGCAGGCAGATTTAAAACTCATAGATATGCAAAATAAGAGAGGCCAATAATGGCGATTAGAAGCTCAACCAGTTATGTCAGGGATCGAATTGAAGCTCTGAAAACACAGAAAAAATTAGAACGTGAAGTTGAAGAGGCTTTGGCTACCAAGAAACAAGCTGACGATGCCGAGAAGCAGAGAGTTAGCGATCACAGGATTGCGACTAAGATGGCTCGCATCAATGGCACTGAAGCCCCAGAGCCGCTAGAAGTTTTAGAGCCAGAGCCAGAGCCAGAGCCAGAGCCAGAACCAGAACCAGAGGCGGTTGTCGAAGAAGCTGTACAGGAAACCGTACAGCCAGAGCCAGAGCCAGAGCCTGCAAAGAAAGATGTAGTTAAAAAGACAAAGGTTAAAAAATCATTTAGGAGCAAAAAATGAAAGATTTAAGCAAGATTCAAAAAGTTGATTCGCCCCAAAAGACCATTAAGTCAATACCTACCACCCCAGAGTTGGTTCGCCGCACAATGGGCGGCAAGATTAAGGTGATAAAGGCCCGTGGTGCAGGTGCTGCAACCCGTGGCTTTAACTTTCATGAGAAAGTGTAGTGGATGACATTGATCTTGGCTCAAAGTTAAAAAGAGTTATTGCTGAGCGGAGAGAAATGATTCGTGAGGTGATGATGGACGGTGTGCTAAAAGATATGGAACATTATAAATCTTTGCAAGGACAGCTTGAATGTTTATACTTGGTTGAGGACACTATTAGACAATACTATAAGGAAGTATAATCTTGACTATCAAGCCCACAACCGAAGGAGCCTACGTCACAAGCGAGCAACGGTTTCTTGACCCAACTCTTTTAGATAAAACTGTAATTGAACGAATGCCAGACCCAACAGGCTGGCGAATGCTTGTTTTTCCGTTCAAAGGCAAAAAAACCTCAGATGGTGGTATTCACCTTTTGCAAGAAACGGTGAACCGTGAAGCATTAGCAACCGTTGTCGCTGCTGTAGTGAAGATGGGGCCGCTCTGCTACGCAGACAAAGAAAAGTTTGGCGACACGCCGTGGTGCAAAGAAATGCAGTGGGTGTTGATTGGCAGGTACGCAGGGGCGCGTTTTAAGCTGGAAGACGGCGAAGAAGTGCGAATAATCAACGATGATGAGGTCATTGGCACCATTATTGACCCAGAAGATATAGTGAGTTTCACATGATAGAAAATCAAAACGCACAGCAAGTCGAAGAAGAGCAGGTATCAATTGAGGTTGTTGAAGATCCAGTTGAGGGTGTAAGTGATGGCGACGAGCTTGAAAATTACACAAAGTCTGTTTCTAAGCGCATAAACAAGCTAAACCAAAAGAACCGAGAAACTGAAGCGAGAGCGCAACAACTTGAGCAGATAGCCTTACAAAAAGAGGCTGAGCTTCAACAGTATCGCCAATACACGACTCAGCAGTCTGGCGCGGTTTTAGAAAAGGAGCAGGAAGCTCTTTTGTCTAAAGAAGCTCAGATTGACGACGTTTATCGAAAAGCGGTTGAAAGTGGCGATGCTGATTTAATCACCAAAGCAAACAAGCTTCAGAATGACATTGCCATTCAGAAAGAAAAGCTTCGGGTTGCTAAGTCGCGTCAAAGCCAACAGGTGGCTCAAGAGCAATATGTCTCTCAAGGTAATGAGCAGGTTGTTCAGCAACAACAGCAGCAGGCTCAGGCTGAGCAAGAGGTTCAACCTACAGAAGATGCGCTTGAGTGGCATGAAAGAAACCAGTGGTATGCTGACAAAGACAACGAAGAAAACATGAAGGCGACTCAATATGCCTACTATGTTCACTACAATTTAGCGAACGAAGGCTTTGATGTAGGCTCAGATGATTACTACGAAGAGCTAGATTCCCGTGTCGGTACGGTATATCCTCACACCAGATCCGCAAATAGTGGTTCAAAGGTCGTTAAGAATGAAGCTAGACCCGCTGTGCAAAGAGTCGCTTCAGCTACCCAAGGTGGTGGTCGATCAAAAACACAAGGCAATAAGAACGGCGTAAGCTTTTCTAAGTCAGAACTAGAGCGACTACAAAGTCTCAAGCCGCACAATATGTCTGAAGAGGCATGGTTGCAGCGAGTGGCTAAAGAGAAGCAAAAAATTGCATCAAGAGAGGCAAGCTAAAATGGCAGAAGCAAAGGCAAACGCACGTTCATCCCGTGAATCGCAGTCACACGATAATACGACTCGAAGAAAACCGTGGCGTCCAGTGCGCTCATTAGAAACCCCTACACCACCCGAAGGTTACACTTATCGGTGGATTAGGGAATCAATGTTGGGACAAGAAGACCGAGCTAATGTCTCGCGCAGACTTCGTGAAGGCTGGGAACTCGTAAGAGGGACCGAGCTTCCACCAGAGTGGCGTTCTTTACCAACAATGGATAATGGCAGGCACGAAGGCGTGGTTTACAACGAAGGGTTGCTGTTAGCGAAGATCCCTAACGAAACTGTGCAAGAGCGTAGAGATTACTATCAAGGTAAGTCTAAAGAGGCTAC